ATAAAGTCGCTCAATTCATCCAGCTCGTGGCAGCTTGAAAGCGCAGCGGACGTGGCCTTTCGCCAGCATAGGTATTTCAGATATGTTTATACCTTTTCCACCTACACCCGGCACCCAGTCTGGCACTTTTACTTTGTTCAATCCACGTATAACCGTGTTGACCGCAGATATAATGCCGTTGATAACTCCCGTACACACTGACTTGATACCCTGCCAAATTCCAGAAAATATTTGCTTTATGCCCTCCCAAGCCTGCCGCCAGTTCCCGGAAAATACACCAGTTATGAAAGTGATAATTCCATTCAGTACGGTTGCAATTCCAGAAATTACACCGGAAATTGCTTGAACTCCGCTTTGTACGATAGACTGGATTGTTGGCATTGCAAATTGTATTGCTGCTAAAATTCCTTGAATTATTGGTGAAACTATGTTCCAGATTGTCGTCAGTGCTGTTTGTATCGCAGGTAAAAGCGTTTGCAATACGTTTGTCACCACTGGCAAAATTGCTTGAATTGCTGCGGAAATTGCCGGAAGCACCGTGCTACAAATAAAGCTGAATAATTCTGAAATAATCGGCAAAACATAAGTTGAAATGAATGTGATTATTTCTGAAATAATCGGCATAAGACCAGCAATGAAACTTCCTATCACCGGAATAATTGCACCGATAAAATCAGCAATGCTTTGTATAATCTGCATAATGGTTGGGGCTGCCGCTTGAATAAAGCTAACAATCCCCGGTATTACCTGTGTAACAATCACCTGCAATACCTGTTCTGCAACTGGCACAACGTATGTGGTTATAAAGCCCACAACCTCTGAAACTGCGTTCTTTACTGTTCCCAGCACATTTACAAACGTATCAAAGACTGCTGCGCCTTTATCTCCGAACAATTCTTGTATCTTGTCACGGGCTGCACCTATGTTCCCATCAGAAAACACATTCTTTATGGTGTCGCCTATGTTGGTAATGACTGAAACAATCTTGTCAAAGACTGCCAGTGCTTCATCACCAAAAGTCCGCTGTATAAATCCCCTTATCTCTTCAAGATGGTTCTTTACAAGCTGTATTACTGTAATAATTGTTGTGATAACGCCCACAACTGGCAGTATCTTTCCTGCAATACCTCCAAGCGGTCCCAGTGCTGTTTTTGCAAGGTTTCCAATAGGACCCAGCACCGTTTTTACCGCATTTCCCAGCGGTGCAATCAGTGTTGTTGCCTTGCTAAATGCTCCGGTAATTCCCTTTGTTATGAAGCCGCCTACTTTTCCAAGTGGGCTGTTTGTAATCGCACTGCCTACCGTTCCAAGTATCGGACCCAGCTTGCCGCCAATCAACGAAAATGGTTTCAGCATAAGTCCCAGCATTTTTGTTCCGGCTCCTGTCAATGCTCCGCTTGCTTTTCCTGCAATTCCTAAAAAGCCGCTGACAATGGACTGCTTCACGCCGCCCATAAAGCCTGTTACTGCTCCAACAACTCTGTTGCCACTGAATATATTACCTATTGCAGAACCTACGCCGCCCATAGCGCCTTTTACATTGCCAAAGTATGACAATATACCGCTTCCAGCTGTTTTCAGCTTTTCCGCAAAACTTACGCTTGTTGCTGCGTTTTCAATAAATCCGGCACGCAGTCCCAGCAGTTTTTTTGCCAGTGACAATATGCCGTCTTGTGCTGATAATGTAACCAGCTTTGTTGTCAACATTCCCACTTTCAATGCCGCCAGCCCTGCCGCTACCTTTAGGGCTGTTTGCACCAATTTTGGGTTTGCTGCTGCAAATTCTGAAACTTTAGTGACCACCACCGCCACTTTGTCTGCCAAATTCCCTACAATCGGCAGTAAGTTTTGACCAAGAACAATACCCAAGTTTGCTATGCTGTTCTTTGCCTTTTCCATTTTGGCTTCTGTGGTGTCTTCCATTTTGGCAAATGCGCTGTCTGTTGCCCCAACGCTGTTTACCATGTCTTGTACGCTTGAATTGAAGCCGTCAACTCCGTTTGACAGAAGCGACATTGCCGCTTTTCCGGCTTCTGAACTGCTGAACATATCAGATAGGGCAAGACCAGACTTGCTGGCTTCTTCCTGTATACCTCCCAGAATTTCCCCAAGTGATTTACCGCTTGCCATCAATTCTGCAAAGCTGCCGCCCATCTTCTGCCGCAATAGCTTGTCTGTCGTACTTCCAGACTTTGACAACTCATTTAACATACTGTTCATGTATGTTGTCGTTTCTGCGGCTGCAATACCTTTGCTGGTCATTATTGCATATCCGGCGCATAACTGTTCCAGTGAAACATTGCTGGCGTTTGCAGTCGGTATGATTTTACCCATACTGCTTGCCAGTTCTCCTACTGTCACTTTACCTTTGTTCTGCGTCTGTACCAGCATATCTGATACCGTGCTTACTTTGTCCGCACTCATGCCGTATGCGTTCAATACGGTTGTTAATACGTCCAGCGTTTGCGAACTTTCCGCAAATCCGGCTTTTGCTAACTTCGTACTGTTTGTAACAAAGTTTACGGCGTCACCTGTCTTCTGTCCGGCAGATATAGCGTTGTACACATCATCAGCAATGGCATTGGCTGCAATTCCTGTCTTGTTTGACAGTTCCATTATCTGTTGTGACAATGTACCCAGTGGGACTTCCTGCGTATCTGCAATGGTTCCCACCTTTGCTATTGCTTTTTCGTACTGCTGCGCTGCCTGCACGGGTCCTGCATACACTGCGGCGGCTACGGCACTAATTGCGCCAATAGTCCCCAGCAGTTGTCCTTTTGTCTTTGAAATGCTCTGTTCCACCTGCTGTTGCTTGTCATTCAATTTTTGCAACGTCTGCTGTGAAGTTTGTAGCTTTTCATAAGACTTTTGCAGTCTTCCGTTGGCTTCTTCCAGATTATCCGTATTTACTCCGGCTGCTTTCAGTTCGTCGGCATAACTGTTTAATTGTTTTTCCTGTTCTTCGATTTTGGCAGTGGTCTGTTGTATCTGGTTTTCATTCTTTTCAAGCTTCTTCCGCAGTGCTTCTGTGGGTTCGCCTGTCTGCTGCAATTCCTGCTGTAATCGGTCATGCTCTGCGTTAAGCTGCGCCAGCCGTTCTTTGTTCTTATCAATAGCGGCAGACTGCTTTGTGTAGCCGTCAATCTTTGATTGCAGGGAATTGACATTTTTTAAGCTGTCCCGTAACTGGTTATTGGTGTTAATTGCGCTTTTGAATGTGCTGTTAAAATTGCCACCCAGCGACGCTTTCAGCTTAAAAAGCAGTTCAAATTCCTTTTGTGACCCTGCCAAGCTGTTTCACCTCCCTACGCATTATTGCTGTTCTGTTTCTGCTCTTCCGCTTCTTCTTTTTCCACTTCATTTATGGTTTCAATCCATGCAAAAAGTCTGCGTATAGGCATTTGCAGCCAGAACGGGACTGGCGTATGTGAAGCCCTTGACATTTTGTATATCTGCTTTCTTATGAACTTTGCGGGTTCTTTAATTTTTAATAGCCCGCAGCAATTAAAAAATCCCTTGCTTTGTTCTTAATCTTCATGTAATCGCCTACCGGAAGACGTCTGATTTCATCAGAAGCAACCCCCGCAGCTTTTGCCGCAAGAATACACTGGAACGCAGAAGAAATTTCCGGTGAAAGTACATATTTGTTCTGGTCTGCAAGTTCCTGTTCTACTGCTTCAATATCTTCACCAGTTAAATTGTCAAAATAGAAAGTTAATTTTGTATACTTCTTTCCCTCAATCTCTCTGGGCTTTTTGAATGTGTGTGTATAATTCAAACTGCCGTCTTCTTCCTTGTCTTTCTTCTTGTCGTCAAAATTGACCACGCCGCTTGCCTGCGCTTCCTGCATTTCCTTTTCCTGCTCTGTTACCTGCTCCATGTTTTCAGTTGTGTTTGTTGTATCTGACATTGTTTATTCCTCCATATCTTTGATTTTAGGCAGGAAAAAACCAGCGGTCTTCCCGCTGGCTCCTGCTGTCTTCTTTTACTTTCCTAATGCTTTTCTGACGTCCTTTAAGTAATCTTTGCCATTGATAATGCACACAAAGTTTAACGGGTCAATTTCCGTTACCTTTGAACCGTCCAGATACATTGCATAGTATGAAACGGCGTATTCGCCGCTTACATCAGCTGTTGAAGCTGCCGCAACTTTTCCAAGTGCCGTCTTCTTCGGCTTCACTTTCATGATATGCTTTACGCCGGACACTTCGTTTGCGCTTGTGCGCAGGTTCATTCTCTGCTGTGCAACTCGCAGGTCAATTCTGTGTACCCGTGGTTCCATCAGCTTGACTGCTGCTGCTGTGACAGTTCGGAAATTGAAAGTTGTTGACATTGCATTTAAGTGACCGATAATGATTTCTTCGATATTTCCCGCAATGCCTGCGCCACTCAACTCTTCCGTCATGTACTCCAAGTCTGGCAGTGTCACTTCTGTGGTTCCCAGATACTCTACTGCGTCTTCGTAAATCGCATAGTTAATAACTAATTCGTCAACTTTTGACATTCTGTTTCACCTCCTGTTATGCTGCCACCAGTGCTGCAAGATATGACAAGTCATATTCAAGTACAAAGTCCATTTTCTGCATTGGTGATGGCGGTGTCATATAAATGTGAAAACGCACAATTCCTGCTGCAAGCTGGCTTGTGCTGTTTTCGCTTTCGTTGAACTCCACACGTCCACCAATGATTTTTTCATCAGTTGCAAGGCTTGCCAGCCAATCATTGATTGACTGCACAACTGCGTCAATCAGACGTCTTTTAATTCCTCTGTCAATGTAGTTCCAGTATGTCAAAATAAGTGTCTTTGCAACCCACTTGAACATACGGTTGATACAGTAGAAATAGTCCGTCACGTCTGTGTTGGCAGGATAACAAGCCGTATAATTTCCCCAGCTTACAAAGCCATTAAAGAAATTAAGTGCGGTCACAACGCCGTTTTCATTCAAGTAGTTTGCCTGCTGAATATCCATGACTACTTCCGAACCGTCCGCAGTAACCATTCTATCTGCCTGTATGCCCTTGTTTGAAGCACTTTCGCAAGGTGTACCGCCGCCGTACTCTTCCGCATTGTCTACGGCTGACATACTGGCTGCAAGCTGTGTTGAAAGATTGAAAACTCTATCTCCCAGCGCAACTTTAGGGAAGCAGACAACTTCTGTTCTTTTTGTGAAGTTTTTCTGTTTCTTCCATGCTGGCACTTCCGTGTAGTATGTCGCCCCGGTTTCTGCTGTGCAGTCAATGTCCAGAATTGCTTCACCCTCAAACAGTCCGTTGATATTCTCTGCTTTTGCAGACATTACAGCTGCAACCTCTGCGTCATGTGACCAATTCGGACACAAAATAAGGTCTGGAACCTTTGTATAAAGTGGAAATACATTGTTAATCAGTTCAAGTCCGGTTGTCTTGTGTGTGCTTACGCTGTAACCGCCGATAATATCACTTTTTGTGACCTGTGAAGCGTCCACGGCGTCATATTTCACGGTAAGTTTGCCCGTGGTTTCTTTTAAGAACTCCACAACGCAGTTTGTGTCGCTGTAAAATACTTCGTAATCTTCCCCGGCTGTCTTTCCTGTGATTTCCACACTGCCTGCGATTGCTTCCGCAGGTAATACAATCTGACCGTCTACAACGTCCATCTGTGTTTCATCAACTGTTTTCTTGTGTTTCTTAGGGTCAAGAACATTTACAAAGAATACCTGCGCAGAATTGAACAATGTAAACGCTGTATAAATCTCTTCACAAAGACTGTATTTCTTCCAGTCGTCGGAATATCCCAACGCCTGCACTGCTTCTTTGTAACTTGAAGCCATAATGACTTCATTTACTTTTCCGTTTACCATCTGCACGGGTGCTGTTCCAACCACAAAATGTACGCCAGTATCTACGGACACGGGCGTGATTGCGCCATTGCTTGTCTTGCTGGCGTTTACTCCATGTGATACGTCACTCATTTGTTATACCTCCTGTTCTGCGTATGCAAGGGCGGCAGCCTTTAAGTCTGAATAATACTTGTTGTATACATTCCCGGTTGTCTTCACCTTGTCTTTCTTGTCTGCCAGTTCGGAAATAGGAACCAGCATTTTTCTTACAAGTGGGAACTTTTCAAGAATGAAAGAAAGTTCTTCTTCAATCTCTTTGTCTGTTCCCTCAAAAATCTTGTTGCATGGCAGCATTGCTTTTGGCAGGTTCGGTCCAATGTAAATCAGCTTTACTGTTTCCGACTGCGTATTTGCCGTTTTTGCGGCTTTTTCTTCTGTTGTGGTATTTTCTACCGCCTGCACCTTTTCAGCGCCCTTTTCGGCTGCTGTGGCGCTTGCTGTGGTCGCTTTTGCCATTTCGTCTTCCTCCTGTCTATAAATTGTGCAAAATCTCTGCCACATCACGTTGCGTGACTGGCATACTCCAATTTGTCACCATTTCGCCCATGTAGTATGGCGGCGTGGTGTCTTGATATACGATATATTCCAGCGGCAGTTCCAAAGCAAATTGACCGCCGCCGATTGTCCCGGCTTTCTTCAATTCGCTGCGCACTCTCAAAATCAGATTGAGAAGTGCCAGCGGTCCGTCCTGCCCATCTTCTGAATACACCGCAAATATTATTCTTACTTTGCAGCTGTCTTCCTCTGGTTCGCCTGCTTTCTTGTCGTCCGTCCCTGTTAGGAACTTTAACAGAATGTATGGTACTTTCTGTTGTACGTCGTCTGCTTCCGGCAGCCCCATTTTATAAACTGCTGCTGCTCTTTCTTTTTCTTCATTGCTTCCCGTTCTGGTTCGCACTGGCAAAATAATGTCAGACGTTTTGGAACTAATGAATTTCTGCAATTCTTCCAACAAAAAAACTGGTGTCATGTTTTACCCTCCATAACCATTCAAAATCCTGTTCATTTCGTGTATAATTCTTTCGTTTACCAGTTCTTGTGCTTCCTTTTCCAGTCCGTCTATAATGTCTTCGTTTCCCACCATCTGCGCTGCTGATAGTCCCATTTTTTCTTCAATCGGAAAACGCTTACGCCCTGTCCTCTCAAATACTCCGGTATGACCATTTGTTTTCATTTCTGCAATGAAAGCGTCTTCAAATGGTGTCCCGCTGCCGCCTTTTTTGACTGCTGCCCGCACCTGCTTTCCGGTTCCGGGTTTCGTCGGTGTGACTTTGAATTTGTACAGCGGTATTTTTACGCCAGAAAATGAAACAACGCCTGCAAGGTTTCCCGTGCTGGCTTTGGTTATATTTATTCTGGTTGCTTTCGTCAGTGCTGCGCCATTTACGGCATATACGGTTTTTACCTGCTTTATTGCCTGTGTCTTCACTCTGGAAATACCACGGTTCATAGCGCTGGCAAATACTCTTTCTGCACCTTTTGGAACGTCTGCCAGCAGGGTTCCCACTCTTTCTATTGCGTCAGATGTTATTTCAATCATTCTTCCAACATCTCCAATTCAAGAATTATTTCCCCGTCCTCGCAGTCTGCTTTTGAAATGTTATACATATTGATTGCCCCGGCTTCGTCAATTTCAAGCTGGCGTCCTTTTTTGGGAACGCAGCCAAAATCATATAATGACATATAGACCAGACAAGAAGCACGGTTTATGCCCTCTGCATTGTCCCCGTTTCCTCTCTGCCGTTCGTCGGCTGCCGTGTGGTCAATGATTATGGGCAAATAGTGTTTCTTGCCTTGATACCATATATCAGTCATAGTTGCCATTTCTCCGCAGTTGTGAAACACTTTCATGTCACTGGCAAGCTGTGCTTTGAAGTCCATTAGATAGGTGTTGCAACAAACCAGCTGTCTACATCATGCGGAACGCATAACGGTGCAGAAGACAGATTGAGGAAGCGGCGGGCAGGCTTGCGTTTTGTCCATGTGTCCGGTACATATTTACCCTCTACGGTCATAAAGTTGCCGTCCGGCTCCTTAATAAGTGTGATTGCTCCATAGTACATGGAATAATCAGCGTTTGTGCTTAACAGTGCCAAGCTGTCAGCAGGTACAAGCGGCTTGTCCTCCGGTTTGTCCGGGTTTGTCCAGTCGTCAAGATACCACTCATTGTACTTGTAAATATCAAGTCCCAGTTCGTGAATGGTTCCAAGGTATGTGACGCCGTTCGGTAACTGTTTAGGCTGTATAACCGCAAGATTGAAGTTTTTCACATCAAGCATTTTCTGCACCTTTGCATGATTTACAAACGCATTTGCAACGTCGCCACCCATAACACAAATATCACAGTTTACAAATCCGGTCTTCTGTACGGTTTCGTGCCAGCGCTTCAAATCTGCGATAGGGTCGGAAGTGTCAGCAGTCCACTTCTTCGCTGCTGTTGTGATTTTCTCTTTGTTTGTAAAAGAGAAGTCAATCACTTCATTTACTCCGTCGCCAATGATAGGGATTGTGCCAGTAAAAATGGTCTGTACGCACATTAACTCTTCTCGGCGTAAAATCATTTCTCGCAGTTCCTTGAAATCGTCAGCCATTTTAAGCACTGCACGTTCCGCAGGTGTTCTGCCAGAATAAAGGCTTTCACCCGGTCTGCGCTGTAAAAGGTCGTCAACCGTTGTGACCTTTTCCGGTGCAACTAAAGGCGGTGTGTAGGTCTTTGTTTCATAGCCAGTGTTTGGCACTACCTTTCCACCAATTACACGGCTGACAAACGGTGCAACCTTTCTGCTTCCTTTCTTGAAATCAACATCAACATTCTTTGTCACGAATGTTTCTTCATGTTTGAAAAATGTACTTCTGAAAAAAGTACGCACGGGCGGTAACTTCTGAACCACTCTGCCCATTGTTCGTGGTTCGTAAATAGATACTTCATTTGCCATGATTGTTTTATCCTCCTTACTTCAAAAAGATTGATACTTTTCGCAGCGCTTCTTTGATTTTTGCTAAATCTGCGCTTGTTTCAAGGTTTAATGCGTCAGCGAAAAACTCACCTGTCAAATAATATGTGACTGGCTCGCCCTTTCCTGCTGCTGCCGCAGAAATTCCGATTGCGTTCGCTTCTTTTGTTGTAGCAACCGGAATGATTTTGTTTTCGTTCTCTGTGTCAACCATTACTGGTGCATACTCTTTGATTTCTGCGCCTGCAACTCCCGTTTCCGGTACTGTTGGGAAGTCGCCAGCAAAGAAATTCTTTGGCGCTGTTTCTCTCTTCTCTACTGCGTATTCACTCATTTTGCGCTACCTCCTTATTTTGTATCTGGAAACAACTTGTCAATAGCGGCATTGAACGGGTCTTTTCCGTCACCGCCTGCGTTGTCCTCCGGTGTTACGCCAGATACGCTGTTTGCCCCGCTGTTCTGTGCGTCCTGCTGGCGGTTCTGAATGTAAGTTCCACCCGCTTTGTTCTGCTCTGCAATGATTTTCACTGCAAGTTCCTGCGCAGAAATAGGGTTTTCAAACTTTGCGTCTGTCGCAAGTGCTGCATAGTTGCCGTTTGCCAAGTCTTCAATGCCTTTAATTCTTGCACGTTCTGTGGCTGCGGCTTCGTTCTGGATTGTCGCTACTAAATCCGGGTATGCGGCTTTTAGTGCGTCAACCGTTGTGATTTTGTTTTCTGGTGCTGCCATTTCTGGTTCCTCCTTTTCTTTTGGCTTGTTGATAGGTTCTGTTGCACTATTTACTAAACTACCCGGATTTTGATTGTGCGGGCTGTTTAATAACTGGGTTGGAATACTCTTGAACATGGAAACGTCAATAGGCACTGAATTGACAACGATTTTTGAAGAATTTTCAACAACTGTTGTGCTGTCTTCAAACATCAATTCATCACAAAAGCCGTTTTCAACGGCAATGTCGCCCGTCCACCATGTTTCGTTTGACATAAGCTGTTCTATGTCTTCTGTTTTTTTGCCAGTCTTGCTTGCGTATGTATTGACAATGCTTTGTTTAATCACTTTCAGTTCATCAGCCATCTTCAAAAAGTCTTCTGCTCTGAAAGTGTCCCAGACTGTCATTGCGGGGTCATGTATCATAAATACACCGTTTCTGGCAATTTTGATTGTGTCGCCTGCCATAGCAATAATTGTGGCTGCGGAAGCTGCCCAGCCATCAATTTTGACTGTCACTTTCGCTGAACAATCTTTCAATCTTGTAAAAATCGCATTTGCTGCGAACACGTCACCGCCGCCGCTGTTAATGCGCACGATAATTTCCGGCACATCACCAAGCGCCGCAAGTTCTTGATTGAATTGCTGTGGTGTCACCCTGTCTTCCCACCATGACTGCTGGCTGCTTATTGCGCCGTATAAAAGCAGTTCCGGCGGCTTGTCCCCGGCTGCCGGGATAAAGTTCCAGAATTTATTTGTTGTTACCCCGTAAGGATTGCCCGGCGTTCTGCTGTCCTGCTGCTGGTTCATTCCCGGCATTGTCTGCGGGTTCTGCTGTGGTGTTCTGTTTGTTTGTGGTTCCATTGGCAATTTTCTTCACCTCTTTCAGTTCTTTTTCTTCGTGTTTCAACTGTTCGACATTGTTATAAAAGTTGCTTCCCGTCATTTGCATTGCTTCATCACTTCTGGTGCTAAAGCCGTTTGACACTCTCTTTTCTGCGGCTGTAACCTCTTTTACCGGGTCAAGCATACCTTTTGCAGGTCCGTTCCACTTTGCCCCGCAATATGCTTTTCTTATTGCCGGGTCAGTAAAAAAGCCCGGTGCTTTGATACGTCCTTTTGCTACTGCTTCCGTCAGCCATTCTTCATATACTGGCTGGCAAAAGTCCGTTGATAGCCAGTCACGGTACATATTAAACATTTTCCATGCTTCTTCCAGCGCACCTTTGCTGGCTGTATAGCTGGAATTAAAACGCTTCACAAGTAATTCATACGGAATTTCAAGTGCTGCGCCTATCTGCTGGCATATTGCTTCTACAAAGCCGCCAAAATTGGCGTTTGGTCTTCCGGGGTTCGTGTCGTGTGCTTTCTCGCCCTCGTTTAAGTCGATAACGGCGCCCGGCGCAAGTTCAATGGTGCTTTCGTCTTCTGCGTCCACCTGCACTTCTTCCGGCAGCATACTTCCTATGGCGTCTTCTGCGCTGGCGTCTGCCTTTTCAATGAAAATGGTAAACATACCAGACACAACCGCAGCCACAAGCTCTGCGTCCGTGTATCTTCCAAGCTGTTTCAAACTTTCAATGACTGGTGCAAGGAACGGAACGCCCCGGCGCTGTCCTATTCTTTCCCGGTTCATCATGTGAAGCACGTTTCTTCTTCCGGTCTTTTGTCCGTATGCTTCAACCCTCTGCCAGCTTATGTCATTGTATGCGTATGACAACGGGTGGTGGTTCGCTATGTGATACGCTATCACTTCCCCGGACTTATCAACCTCTACACCTCCAACAATCTTGTTGTCTATTGTGTCGCAGTTGTCCGGGCTGCAAAGTCTGTCTGCTTCTATCAGCTGCACACGCAGGTCATACGGCTGGTTTATTCGTGGTTTGACTGGCAATACCGCCAGACAATCCCCGGAAATAAGCCAGTTCATAAAAGCCAACTGCTGCAACTCGTAAAAGTTGTCTATCCTTGACATATCGCAATCATTGCTTTCAGCCCAGATAGACCACTCTTTTTCAATCTTTTTTTCAAGGTTCCGGCGTTCTTCTGGTGAAATTCCCAGCGTTTCTGCGTCAATGGTCGATTTCAACCGCAGCCCACGTCCAACAATGTTGGTGCGCATGGTTTTGACTGCCCCGTTTGCCAGCGGCACGCCCATGTATAAATCACGGGTACGCTGGCGCAATACAGATACATTGTCTTCTATGTCCTCACGACTGCTGCCGCCTGCATGAAGCCAGCCTGCAAGTGATTTCTTTGTGACGCTGGCGCCATAATTGCCATACCCGCTGTCTAAAATCTGCATTTTCTGCCTTGCAACCGTTCTTTTCAGTGCCGCTTGCGGTGCTATGACTGCTATTGCCTTATCAATTCCCGCTGCAATTCCCACGCTTTCACCTCCTTTATTGCATGAAAAAAGCACCTTTTCACTGGTGCTTTTTGTCTTTTCTCACTTATTCACGCTACAATATTACCCCATTTTTGCGGGCAATGGGGGGAAATAAAGCCCCAAAACGGGCAATCACGGGCAATGTTTTATAAATCCCGTGGTACAAATCGTTTTGCACGGTTCCTGCCGCCATATTTTGCCGCATTTTCAAGCACAGTGACTTTCCCTTGCCAATATTCAATAGACTTTCTAATTTCGGTCAGATTGGCTTTTGTCATAGTCCTGCTGCCTATTGTGTATGACTGGGCGTTTGTCACTGCCAGTTCTGCTTCCAGCCATGCGTCAAGGTGTCTTTTTGCTGTTTCCAGTGTAATTCCTGCCATTTATAAAATTCCTCCACTTCTTCTTCTGCCACGTTTTACAATTTTCTTTGCTTGTGTGGCGTCTTTCTTTTTGTCTGGTTTTTTCAATGGTACGTTGATAATTTCAATGGCTGCCGTTGCGTAGTTTCGGCAGTCCAGCGCTTCATTTCGTTTGTGTTCTCCTTTGTCTTTCAGTTCCCATGCAAAATATGGTCTGCCCATCTTGTAACGCATTACCTTTTTTTCTGACGTTAAGCCCTTGAAATACTTTTCGTCATATCCCTTGCCCTCTTCTTTTGGAAAATGGCAAAAGCCGGGTCCCTCTTCCTCCAGCTTTAGTCTGTCCATAAGCAGGCTTTTTCCGGTATCAACTCCCAGCGTGAAAAGATATGCGCCCTCACGGTTGCTTTTTGATGGCTTCTGGATATACGCTGCGGCGCTATCGTTTGAACCTTTGATTGCAAATACTCTGCGATTGAACCGGGCTTTGCAGAATTTATATACTTGATTGGTTCTGTGTCCTCCACTATCAATGCAGACGCATGATAGCTTCATTTTCGTTCCGTCCGGTTTTTCAAAGGTCTGCAATAAGAATGTGTCAAGGTCTTGCCAGACTTGATTGTTGATGTCTGAATTGTCGCCGTATATTGCCGCATACCTAATTCCCCAGCTTTCATATTCTGGACCCCAGCCCACAACTTCAATTTCAAATCTGTCGTCCTGCGTATCTACGCCAGCTGTCAAGTACAGCACTTCTTCTGGCACTTCACACTTGTATTTCTCCCGGCGTTTCATCAGTTCGTCGTCTTCTATGGTTTCCCCGTCTTCTTCCCACGTTTGCCCCATTTCGGTATTAGTCCATACTTTCATCAGTTCCACGTTGCCTTTTTTCATCTGGTCATTTGCCGTCAGAAACTTTTCAACAACTTCCTGCCATGTGGTCAATGTGGAAGCAAGCGTGTTCAAGTGGAACCCACGCACTGGGTTGTCTGGGTCTTCATGCACAAAGGTTCCGTCAATAAAGTGTTCTTTCCATTCTGCTTCACTGGATATGACGCCGCACTTGCTGCAAGCGTATCTGATTTCTGATAGGTCGTTTTTGTCGAACACAACATTTGACCAGACCAGCGGTTGCAGTTCTCCGCAGCACGGGCACGGTGCGTTCCATTCTCCCCGGCTGCTGTTTTCGTACTCCACTTCTATTCTGGAAGCCCCTTTGACTGTCGGTGTTGAAATGTCCACCTGCTTTTTATTCCAGAATGTTGTCTGACGCTTTGAAGCCAGTAAAAGTGGGTCGCCCTCTTTTCCTGCACTGGCTGGGTATGCGTCTATCTCGTCTGCAAGCAATATTCTGATTGTGTGGCTTCGCAGTCCTGTTGGGCTGTTTGCGCCTGCAATCGTTATGAAGCCGCCCGGAAATATCTTTTGCATGATTGTGTTACCGCTGTTGCGGCTCTTTTCGTTTATACGGTCAGCCAATACGGGCGTATCACGCAACATAGGTGACAGCTTTTCTTTTGAAAACTTCTCTGCCATGTCTATTGTCGGCTGTATAACCATAATCGGTGATGGGTCATAATGCACATAATATCCAATAGGGTTCAGCACCATTGCGTCTGTCTTTCCCACCTGCGCTGCTGACATAATCACGACTTTTTTTATTGTAATATCTGTTATGGCGTCCATAATCTCTTTTTGATACGGCGCCTTTGCTGTCTTCCAGCGTCCCGGCTCTGCGGAAGACCCGGCAGACAGTCTGCGGAACTTATCTGCCCACTGTGAAAGTGTCATTTCCGGCGGCGGTTGTAGCACTTTGAAAATCCGTGTGAACATATCAACTGTGTTTTTCTTCATTGTCTACACCATACCCAAACACTGTCTGAAAGTCTGAAAGTTCTTCCAGCACTTCATCAATGGCGCTTTTCAGCAACTTAAATATTTCTGTCTGGTCCTTTTTCTTTGATAAAATGGGGCTTAACTTTGCAGGTATAGCCATGAGCCTTGTTTTGAACCTAACAAGTGTGTCTGTCATTACCTGTTCCACGTCCTCTGTGGTGTGTACCTCATTTCTGCGCAGCTGCAATTCCAGTTCTTGTGCTTCTCTTTTTGCTCTGACCAGCTTTGCACGTTCTGCGTTGTAATCTATTGCACTTTCACTTTCCGGGTTGTTTTTGCGCAAATAATTTATGTACTGGTGGTTTACGGTCTTCAAGTCGTACAGCCCCGGTCTGATTTCCGTTATAACCTTTTCGTCACGCAGCTGGCGCACTCTGCGTTCTGAAATATCCAGCCAAGCAGCAACCGCCTTTGAAGTGTACGCTTTCAAAAACCGCACCCCCTTTCTTTTGTGTCCGAATTGGTCACATTTTTTCTTTTTTAGCCCCTACCCCTTTATTTTTTACCGGGTCGGAAGCGGAAATGGAATTTTCAAAATTATATCTGGGCAGGTTTTGGGCGTCGCCGTACCCGCAGTGCTTCCAGACCGCCAGAAGAACCTATTAAACGTCGTCCACAACGTCTGTGATTTCGTCGTTTTCGGTGCTTCCGTCCGGGTCAATCTCAAATTCGCCCGTTAGCTTCTGTTTATTCAATTCAAGTTGCTTCTCTGCAAGCTGCAAGCGTCTGTCCTCCAACTCATACGCCTTGATACTATCCAGCTGCTTGATGATACGCCCGTGCAGCTTGTTTAGTTCGGCTTCCACTTTCATTGCCCGTTCAAATGGGCTGGACTTAATGACAGACTTCATGGCTGTTTTATATGTTTCTGTCTTGCTTCCCTCTGGGTCTGCGCACTGCTGGTGTTCCATGCCGCAGTCCTCTTCCTGCTGTCTTTCCTCCATGCTCTTTGGTACAATCATGTGTACTATTTTATCTGTGTAAAAGCCGCCTGCTTCTGGGCTTTCATACTCTTTCAATAGGCTTTCCAGATAGGCTTTGCGCAGATATAGCGCCTGCAATTCCTCCATCATTTGTGACATTGCGGACGGTGTGCCCATGTTCTGTATGGCTTCCGCCTGCTCCGGGTCTATGTCTTCATATCCCGCCTGCGCAAATGCCCCATGTGTTACGGCGTTTTTATTGCCCTTTTTTGCTGTGGTTTTTCCGGCAGCATTTTTGTTGCCTTTTTGACCCCCTCTTTTTTTTGGCTTGTTTTTCAGCGCTTCGTCCCAGCTGTCTTCTGACTTCCATTTTCTTATCCGCACTTCTGGCACCCCTGCCAGCTTCGCCAGTTCCGCTGTTTCAATCTTGCCGTCTGCGTCCAGATAGCGTTGCATTGACTTGTCCCGTTCCGGGTTCCGTGGTCTTCCCATCTTCTCACCTCTTTTCGTTCGTTTTCATTCTTTCCAACTCTTCCAGTTTACGGAAGTATAAAAAATTATGGGCTTTGTAAATTCAAAAAATCACCAAAGCCCACTATTGCCAACGTGCAAATATAACGGCTTAAAGCCTGCTTCACTGGCTTAAATTATACCAGTAAAACGCAGGCAATGGCGGGCAATGATTGCTTATGCAATCCTCTGAAATTGTGAAATAATCTGGTTCTTTTCAAACCTCTGTGAAAGTGTTTCAAGTGCTGTATCTCTGATATTCTTACACTGTCTTTCACTGTATGAATTGCGTACCGCTACTTGTTCCCATTTGAGGTTGTGCATGTAAAAATCAAAAATAATGCGCTTTTCTTTCAGTTTCAGCCTTGAAACTTCCTGCAAAATCTGCGCCTTTAAGTCTTGCAACTGCTGCACCTTTGCTTCATACTCTCTGATTTCGCCGCTGACATAATCTGGAATATTAAGCGCCATATTTTCTGTTTGTCGTGATATATTATTTTTTCCTTTTGGTAGACCGTCGCATTGTATAGCGCCAATGGGATTGTAGTATTGGTCCGTTAAGTCACTTATAATCTTTCTGTATATACTCACCTCCCCGTCTATGTCTTTGTAATATTCCAGCAATTCAATAACCCTGCCTTTTTCCATTGCCTGCGCCATTTGCTTTTCCTCCATTCTTTGTTTTTTCCAGTCTTTCCCGGCTTCTATCCGTCTTGCACGTCAACTGCGTTTTCTCCTGCTGCCTGCTGCCGTTCTTTCTCTTCGTACCCCATGCACTTTATGTATCTTTCCGGTTTTCCGCAGCTTTCATAATATTTGCAGTCTACGCAAACATTTTCTTTCATTTGCGCTTCCTCCGTGATATGTAGCCTGCGCACTCCGGTTCCCCTCTCAATAGCCGCATTGAACATGACCCTCCGCACTCATAAGCCTTTGTGATATGCCTTGCGCACTTTGTATTTGCGCACTGATTGCGGCAAAATACGGGCATATTGTCTGTATTAAGCATTATTATTGGTCTTTCCATCTGCTGCACCTCCGTTTCTTCTCACGAACTGGAAGCACCACGCTTCATCACGCATGGTTTTTATTGTTCCGTCTTCGTCAATGTATACTGCGTCAATAAACTTCGGCTTTGGTGGTTCCCCCTCTTCTAACGGTCCTGCAAAATCAATCATAATTTGCAATACGTTGTATACTCTTTCGTTGATAATCATTCTATAATCTGTCATGTTTATTGGCATTTTCCGCACCTCCTATGCTGTTTCATGCAAAATTATCTTTCTGAACATACTTTCAAATATCGGAACTGCAATGCTGTTTCCAGCCTGTTTGTATAGCGCCATTCTGTATCTTCCAGAACGCTTCTGGACTGCTTTTGCCCTTTCATAGTCCTTGTCTGTATATCCTTGCAGGCGCCAGCACTCCCGTTCTGTTAAATATCTATAACGCCCGTTTCCGCAGTCAATCACCTGTGCTGGTGTTCTGTCCTGTCTGGTCGTGATTGTGTATGCAAAATCTTTTATTACTGTTGCTCTTCTTATGCCTTTTTCTCCAATCACACTGTACACACTCGGTTGCGTCACGTCATACACTGGCGGCACTTCGTCGTTGTTCAGAAGAAATTCTGATATGTCTTTCATTGGCGTTCTAATTAAGTCTGAAAAGTCGAACTTTTCACCATTCAGCACCGATACCGTGAAAACCCTTTCCCGTGCCTGTGGCAATCCAAAGTCCCTTGCGTCTAATATTTGATAATTGCTTGTATATCCCAGCTTTTCCATTTCTGCTATGTATTGTTCAAAGTTCTTCTTGTTGTAGCCGTTTAATACATTTTTCACGTTTTCCCAGATAACATATTTTGGTTTCCATTCGCCCATATTTTGAATAATGTGTATTGTTTCCCACATCAGACTTGACCGGGTGCCGCTTCCTTTGTCTGCCCCTTTTCCTCTGTTTATCCTCCCTGCTTCCGCAGTTGCTTTTCCTTGATGTCCCGCAATGCTCATATCTTGACACGGGCTGCCATGTATCAGAATATCTGGTTTGAGGTTCCAGCCCACCACTGATTGTGTTTTGTACTCTAATTCTTCCGCAAACATTGCATTGTATGACCTTACGGCGTTTTCGTCTATTTCCACATAGTCAATGGCTTTTGTTGGAATGTTCAAATTTCGCAAAGCACATCTGGGGGAACCAATTCCCCCAAATAGTTCTAAAATCTGTACCATGTCTACGCCTCCTGCAACGCTATTACACAATAGCCCTCTTCAAGTGCGCTGCTGGTCGTGTCGTCGTCCATACAGATAATTTTCATGTCAGCCGTGTTTCCGGTTGCTCTGCCCTCTGCAAACTCAATCAGCTTCACTGTGTCGCCCTCTCTGTAACCGTCATTTTTCAAAATCATGTATGGTCTTGTATGGTCGATTGCAACGGCTTTCATTTTGTCCGGTGATACTCTGATTGTTTTTTCTTTTCTTTCATCAGACGGCAAATGCTGCATTTTCTCTTCCTGCTGCATTTCACGTAGTTTCTTTTGTGTTTCCCGGTCAATAGCTGCCTGCTCTTCGTTGTATCTCTCTTCGTCCGTCTTCTGTGCTTCTCTGCGGTTCTCATAGGCGTTGCAGCTGGTCACGGTTGCTGTCTTGTCGTGGCAATCCTCATAATGCGTGCAACTGTAACAAAGTGATGTTATCTGTTCCGGTTGTGGGTCAATGTATTCTGACTGTTTCCCGGTTGCGTCCTCTGTGCCCTCTGTGGCTTCCCCTGCTCCCTCTGTGGCTGTTTCTTCCTGCTGCTGGTCTGTTTCATTACCTGCGGTGCTTTCTCCCGCTCCTGCGGTTTCCTGCTTCTCTTCCATCTGGCTAATGTCCATCTGCCCCGGTATCTGCTGTGACGCTTCCCAGTTCTTCTTTAACTGCTTAATGTCTGATAGTGTCAGCACTTCATTTTCCCGGAATACCTCTGCCGCTTGCTTCTGGTAGTCTTCCGGCAGCCCGGACACTTCGTAAATGACAGATACAACAATTCTGTTTGCCTTAAATTCTGCCATCAGTTCTGGAATGATATTGTTATAAATTGCCTTGTATCTTCCAAGCTGTGCCGGGGACGTTTCTATTATTTCCGCTAACAAATCACGGGTCCTGCCCGGAATGTTCATGCTGCCTTTTAATTCAAGCACCAGTTTTTCTGTTTCCAGCGCTTCTGTCATGCGTTCCCAGTCCGTCTTCTCTCTGAAACGGTTTGCCATAATCAACGCCAATCTGTCTATGATGGCATTTTCTTTCGGCTTGATTAAGATTGGAACCCGTCTGAAACGCTCTTTTCCCTCGTCCACAAGCTGCATGACCGCCAGCCGTCTTCTGTGTCCTGCAATGATACGGCGCTTGCCGTCTTCCTCTTCATCAGTCACCAGAAGTGGTTGCAGCACTCCCAGAAGTTCGATAGACTGTTTTAAGTCCTGCACGTCCTCTACGCTGTAAAAGTTGCCTTTTGACGGTATAAGGTCGTATATATCAGCTGTGCCGCTGACGCCCTCTTGCGGCGTCACGGCTTCTGACTGCTGCCCTTGCTGCATAGGTTCTGCAACCTCTTTGGAACGCTGGTTGAGCAATTCAGTTAAATTAAATTTTTTTCCTGCATTTGCCATTGTCTGACCTCCTAACTGTTGTCATGGGCAAACATTGCAGCCATTGCGCATTTTAATTTGTCCCATTCTTCTTGCTTTCCTACTCTAAAAAACTTTATTTCTGGACTGTTTGGGTTGTATTCTCTGCTTATGCACATTCCCAGTCCCTTTTCTTTTCTTATCCACAAAATGCGCAATGCCGTTCCCATTTCGTGAAAACTTTCTTTATATGCTTGTCTGCTTTCTATTCCCTCTATGCAATATGTGAAAAAGTCCTGCCAGCTTTCCGGCGTCATTTCTTCCATATCCTCTGGGAATGAATTGTACTCTGAAAATTTCATTTTTCTTTTCCTCCTAACGTGTCCGAATTGGTCACATTCTCAACCACTCTTCCACCAGTGCTTTATAGTCAGCACTTGCGCCGCAGCGTGGGGAATACAAAATGATTGGCAATCTTTCAAATGTACTGGGCTTCATTTTTGGTGTCTTTCTGATATGTGTATCAAAAACCGGATATTCAAGCGTCTTCAAGAACTCTTCGCCCTGCGTGTCTGCTTCATTGGTTCTGTCGTACTGTGTGACAAAGCAGCCGCAGAAGCGCAACTGTGGGTTCAAATCCTCACGGGTGTTGTCAATCTGTTCTTTCAGTTCTGCCAGCCCGTCTATTGCAAAATCATCAATGGTGATAGGCACCATCACATCATCAGAAGCCACCAGCGCATTTATGGTTGAAATGTTAATGTCTGGGGCGTTGTCAATAATGCAGTAGTCATATTCATTCTGCAAGCCGTCAAGAAACTTCTTGAAGCGTGTCTGCTGTGGTCTGGACTGGTCCAGCATGACTTCCAGATTGGCTGTAAGCAAATTCATGTTTGCTGTGATAATGTCCAACCCCTCAAAGTCCGTGTGCTGGATAACCTCTGCCGGGTCAATGCCCCGCTGTGTCATTACTTCTGCCGTTCCCTTGTGGTCATAGCTGTGGCGGTTCATAATCTTGCTTGCGTTGCCCTGCTTGTCGTTGTCAATCAGCAGGACTTTGAAGCCTTTTACCGCTGCCAGAATATGCGCCATGTTTACGCTGGAAATGGTCTTTGCCACTCCCCCCTTAAGATTGATAATTGATAATACTTTCATGTGGTATTCCTCCTTGTATCTGGTATGAATTTATAGTTGCTTTCCCAGTAATGCACGGGGCGGGACTTGAACCCGCACCCGGCAGCTTCGGTGGCTGCTGCGCTATCCATTGCGCCACCCGTGCTTGTATGATTATTGGTACTGCATACACAAAAGCCCTTTTATTGCTGTTGGCATATCGTATGGCACCATGTTTTCTTTGTTGCACTGGTCAAACATTGCGTTAATTCCTGCAAGCTGCCATTCTTCAATATCGTTCTTTTCATCTCTCAAAAATTCTGCTGCTTCTCTTGCTTCTTTCATGCAGCTTTTCATAACTCTTGCATTGTTCTCTGCTGTGCTTATCATCATTACCAGTTCCCCGGTTTCTTTTGCTTTTTCAAATGCTTCTTTTTCTTTCTCCCCTCTTTCTTCCTCTTTCAACATTTCTCCCATGAACCAATATGCAAGGTTCTTTGTTCTTCTGATTGCTTTTTCTCTGCTCTCTGTCATGTTTGTTACCTCCGTTTGTTTACTTCTTTAACTGTCCTTATTATATACTTACGGAAGTATAAAGTCTATTGGCATTTTACACAATCTTACGGAAGTATATTTGTATATTTTGTATACTTCCGTAAGTATTTGTTATTATCTGTCCCGGCGTTTCAGTTCTTCTGCAAATTCTCTGACCGGAACTTTCACGGTCAATGGTTCATACTTCCCGCAGGCGTCCAATTCATACAAGAACTGTGTTTCACCTTTTTTCAGATAGTGAAGTGTTGCAATGTCTGTGACCTTATGCAGCGCAACTGCTGCCGTTGTAATCACTGTGCAACCCTGCGGCAAATAAAGCGCTTCTTTTGTTTCTCCGTCCTTTGTTGTCTTGATTGCTACTGTGTCCCCAATCTCTAACGGACACACTGCCTTGAAAAATTCTGCTTTCATTCCTCTTTGTCCTCCTGTTCGTGTTTCTCTCTGTTCTGTCTTCTTACCTCCCAGCCAACTTCTCTGACCACTACAAAGACCAGATATAAAATGCCCAGCCCTACGCAGACCGCAAAGAATGTTACCAGTGCTTTTACAACCTCAATCAGAAATGCAATCATTGTTCTTTCCCTCCCTCATTTTCTGTTTTGCCCAGCCAATAGCCCGGCTGCTTGCGTTTATCTGGTGTAGCTGGCGCACTCTTATGTTGTTTGTCTTTTCTTCCGCTTCTGCCTGCTGCCGTGCCAGCTGTCGGCGGTATAGTAATTCTTTCCCGCTGTAATACTTCCGCTTCTTTTTCGCCATCTTTATTCCTCCTAAAAGTATTTGCGCTGGTATCTGCTGCCCTTGCTTGCCTGCTTGCGTCGCTGGCGCTGTTTTCTTCTCTTCTGGTACTGGGCGTCTTCTGCTGCTGCCACCTGCCTTTTGACTGCTTCGTGGTCTATGTTGTCAACCTCTTCTTGCAGGACTTCCAGCACTTCAACTTCACTGTCCTTGAAAGTGAATGTCATACCGGGGTCATACTCTCCACTTGTCCAGTCTTTCTGGAACTTCTCAAAATTATCTCTGTATCTATACGGTGCCTGTGGGTGGTACTGTTCGGCTTCATATATGCCCAGCATAACTTCTTTGTCGTCCTTGTCGTCCCAGTTGTAAAGGTGCCAGCTTTCGTGGTTGTCCCAGTTCCACTTTGACAAATACAGCACTATTCCGTCAAAGTAGTTACCCTCACGCACCATGCCTTTCATTTGCTTGCAGGTGAAGCCCTGCCCTTTTAATTCCTCTTTGATTTTCTCATAGTCCCTGCCGCCAGTATGTAACTTTGCTTTTACGATTAACGGCAAATACTGTGGCTGTTTATCTTCTTTTCTTGCCATTGCTTGTCCTTTCCAGTCTGTCTGCAATCCTCAATATGCTTTCCATTGACTTTCTAATGTTTGTGTCTGTGCCCTCTGTGATTTTCAGCACGTCTGCTATGTCCCGCAGTTCTTGTGCCATTTCTTCTGTTTCCCCGGTCACAATGTCGTATTTATTGCGGCAGGCGGTGCAGACCTGCGAACCCTCCGGGATAACTTCACCGCATATCAAGCAGCGGTCAACGTCGTTCATTCTTCCCAGCTTTCGTATTTCTTCACACGCCTTGTCAAGTTCTGCACCTGCTCAACAAGGTTCGCAACCTCATGTGGTGACAATCCGGTTTGTTCATAGTCATACAGTTTCTTTGCGGCTTGATTGACTGTGACGTGTGGTTTTAATATGGCTTTCTGTCCGTTCTGGCTGTATTCCGTCAGCGTCGTTCTCTTCTTCCGCTTCTGTGGCTTCTGGGGCTGTCTGAACGCCCCTGCACGCTTCATGGTGCTGTAATATGGCACTGTCTGTTTCAATGCGTGGTCCATTGCTCCCATTTACTCTTCCACCTTTCTTCCTGTCTGCTCTATAACTCCCAGATAGCCCGCTATTGTGTCCATTGCTTCTTCTGCCGTCCAGCAAACCGCTGTTTCATAGCCCTGCTGCCGCAGCTGTTCCAGCCACCAGTCCTGCTTGCCTGTTGTTTTGTTCTTTCCCCACTTCATTTCAACATAAAGCCCGTGTTTTCCGTTTCTGGCTACTGGCAAGCACAAATCCGGCACGCCTGCTTTTACTCCCTGCCGTTTAAGGTTCGCCGCTTCAAGCTGGTTCCTGCTGCCGCCGTTTGGGATATGGTGCAGCAATTCCAGTTCTGGGAAGTCCTTTGCGTAGAACGTCGCCCAGTTTATAACTCTTTCCTGCTCTGTGGCTTCACTGCGCTTTCTGTAATATGCTCTACTCATTTGCTTCGTTTTCACCTCCTGTCTTTATATTCTCAAAGTAAAACTTTACTTTTTCGCAATTTTCTTTCACAATTCCGTACTTTTTCGCCAGTCTGTATATGAATACTTTTTCCAGCCGTTCCGGTAATGTTTCCAGCTGCTTTCTGAATTTCTCAATGCTCATTGTTGACTTATAGAAATTGCACGCCCGGCACGCTGGCATATAATTTTCAATGCTGTTTATCTCTGGCACTTTTCCGGCTTTCAATTCCTTTTCGTGCAAGTACACGGCTTCTATGTGGTCAACCTGCATTTCTTTGATTGTGATTTTGCAGCCGCAATACCCGCAGTGACCGTTCAAGCTGTCATACACCTGCTGCCGCATTGCCTTTGATATTGCTTTTCTTCCCTCTGCCATGCCTTACCCCTCCGTTGCCGCTTTTATCAATCTTTGCTGTATTGCTTCAAAGTCCAGCCGCAAGTCCCGCATATTCCAGTATGTACCGCAGCCCGTGCATTGTTCGTCTGTGTATGTATACGGGCATGCTGTACAAATATCTGTTTCTTCCTGCAACGTCTTTGCGACTGCTGCCAGTTGAAAAGCTATGCCCCAGAATTTCTTCAAGTCAATTTCTGAAATATCCACCGGAACTGCTGCCGCCTTTTCAATTTCTGCGTCTGTGACTTTGTATTTCTCTTTCAATGTGGCATACATCACCTGCGCCGTCTGCTGCTCCCCGCCTATGCCACGTTCTGCCAGCGCTTTTATTTTCACCAGCTTTTCAATGATTTTCTGTCTATTTTCCATCAGTCTTCTTCCTCCGGTTCTCCTATCAGTGCCCGTGGCGGCTGGTTGCCGTCCATGAAGCCCGCAAAGAAAGCAGCCTTTTTCAACATTCTGTTTTCTTCGTCTGTTCTTTCCCATTCTTCGCCCTTATGTTCTTGATAGCAACGGGCGTTTTCGTCCGGGAATAGGTTGTTTTTGAACTTAAAACCTGCCATGAACGCTTCCATTTCCCGTTTTAGTTCCTCTTTGTAGAAATTGAAATACAGTGTGATTTCTGCCGCTTCAACCTCTGTGCAATCGCAGCCACGCTTTTTTCTGCGGCTATAACTTCCGGTGTATCTGCGATAACTGGCGCTTCCTGTTACCATGTAGAAAATCTGCGTCAGCAGGTCTTCTTCTAAGTCGTTCTTGTAGCTGAACCAGTGCAGCGTCACTTCGTCCAGCGTTATTTCTTCGTCCTCAATTTCGTATCTGGCTTTTAATTCCTCATACATACGCATTGCGGTTTCTTTCTCTCCACCTACGCCACGTTCTGCAAGGGCTTTTATCTTTGCCAGTTTTTCTTTGATTTTGTCATGTTGTATCTGGTCCATGTTCTCACCTCATATACTGCCACGACTGCGGCGCTCTTTTAATTCCCAGTTCTTCCAGCGTCACTGCCCGTGGGTACTCTTTCACGTCTGCGACTTCCCAGCCGTAAACCTTGTTGCGGCTCCCTGCTGCATAATTGTGAATATCATGTGCAGGAACCTTGCTTTTCTTCTCTGCTTCTTCAAAGTTCTTGATTTCCAAAACCTCCGGGCAAATATATTCACCAATCACCCCGGCACCGCCTGTCACGTATACCAGCACCCGGAACGGTGCTTTGCATTGCGGTTTTGTCTTCCGCAGTTCCAGAACCTTTTCACCTGCTGCCATTTTCTGCCACCATTTCTGGTGCAGTGATAATATGACCACTTGCATTTCTTCCAGTTCCGGTGGTTCCTCTGGCTTGTAGTAGAACGCTTCTGCGACTGCCCCGCAATACTGGCACCGTTCGCCCAGTTTTACTTCTGCCCCGCAAAATTTACACTTCATGTTCTGACCCTCACTGTTCAAATTCGCTTTTCAGTTCAATTCTGATATACAGAATGTGTTGCAGGTCTTCCACCCGGTATTTGCTGAACTGCTCAACTGGTATCTGTTCCGGCAGTCTGTCTGTCTTTTCCCAGTCCCACATCTGTTCTGTTGCTCTGTATGTTTCCATGCCCAGCCCCATTTTCTTTATGCGTCGCTGTGGGTTCACTGTTCCATGCACTGCGTTTGCTGCATATCCACGGTAAACAACCTGTCTGGCTGCGTTGTATATCACCAGTCTGTCACTGGGCGTCAGCTTGTCCAGAATGTCGCCCAGTCTGATTTCATTTTCCATTACCATTCGCCCCTCATTCTTCTTTCAATTCTTTCTTTCGCCTGCTGCACTTCTCTTGAATACTCTGTGTCTGTCAGTCCTTTGTTCCATACGTGCTGATATGCACCCGTCACGCCGTAGTTGTAGGCTGTCAGCACTTCTGCTTCTGTGCCGAACCTCTCTTGCAATTCTGCCAGATAATCTACACCGACAAGCACGTTGAAATATGGGTTTTCCACATTGTCCACATTCAGTCTGTGCATACGCTCTTCGTGCCACTTCGGTAATACCTGCATATATCCGGTTGAACCCTCTTTGCAGCTTGCGTCCCATCTGTACCCGCTTTCTATCTCTATAATTGCCAGCACCAGCGTATATTCAACGCCATATTGCTTGCAAATTATGTATGTGTACTGCTGCATACATTCTGGCAAATACCCGCCGTTGTCTGCGTAGTCCTCCGGCACTTCATAGCGTGTCCAACCCTCTAATTCCTCACCAGACCAGTCAAGGGACATAAGGTTGAACGGGTACGGTTCCTGCTGCACTGCTTCCGTGGTCGGCTGTGTCGGTTCCGGCTCTTTGGTATCTTCCGGCAGACTGTTTGCAGCTGGCTTGACTGCTGCCCCTACTGTAAACACAATCACAACCACTGCCAGCAGTCCTGCTGCAATGTAATTGCCGTATGCCTTAATTGCCCTTTTTATCCTCTTTCGCCTTAATATGCGGCGTATCTGCGGTGTTCTTCCTCTCACGCTTCTTTCCTCCTGTTCTGCCCTTTGGCTTTTCCTTTTTCCACATCTTCAAGTAAATATGCCACCCGGTCTGCTCATAGTAGACAGGTTCGCAAGATACGATATTGTAATTGCTGTATATCTTCTTGAACTCTTCCAGCCCGCCGTCTGGTGACTTTGCCAGCTGTTCCACTTTGCGTTTGCTGTATTTAAAATCATTGCACTTTTCTTCCGGTGCTGTCAGATTTCGGCTATACTTCCAGTGGTTCTGGTCACGCTGCTGCTTTTCCCCTCCGTCCTCTCTGGTTGTTTCCGGGCGGTCAAGGTTCCTGCTGCTTGAATAGCGTTTCTTTCCCTGCGGGTCTTTCACAATATACTTGCAAAGTCCCTCTATGCCGTTCTCATTCATTTGCAGGCGGTCTGCATTAACCCAGCCCAGCTGCTTTATACTGGCTCTATACTCTGGGTCGTCTGTCTTCTTCCAGTTGATACGGTCTTTCGTCCACATCAATTCCACGTCGTCACGGTCTAAACCACCGTTCATAATGATATGGTGATGTATTCTTTTAAGACACTGACCATCCTTGCTGTACTTGTATTCTGTTACCAGTATGTATTTGAGTGGTTCAAGCCCCAGTTTCTTTCTGCGGTATGCTATGCGCCGCAGGTAGTTTGTCACAATGTTTTCTGCTTCTTCGACTGTTTCCGGCAGGTTTTCTGCGTCATAGGTGCATGACGTGTGCAGGTCCCCTATGTGGAAGTTGCCATTTCCCAACTGTACCAGATAGCGTTTAGCGTTCTTGTCGTTCAAGTCCTTTTGCTTTGGGGCATTAACCTTTCTTTTCTTACCCCTCTTTCCTCTGCTTGCCTGCTCTGCTGCTTCTGTTCGTGGTATTATATCCACTTCTCTATACTCTGCGCAGTCTATCTTCTTCTCCCTTATGAACACCACTGCACTTCCTTTTCTGTCCTATACCGTTTTAAGCGTATAAGGGTATACCAGAAGTGGGGTGGGGTTCTTCTTCTCCCTCTTATCCCTCCTGTTCATTATCCATACAGCGTATATATATTTATATATTTCGTAGGAATGTTAATACCCCATACAAGCCCGTTTAACAGGTTTGAAACCCGCTATTTTCAAAGGCTTTCGCCCTCTAAAATGTTTGACTTGTAGCCGCCAATATGGTATAATAAACGTGTATTGAATTATTACATATTGACTTTTGAAAAGCCTTTGATTTTGTGTTTCCGGCACATCTTCAAAGGCTTTTTGCTTGCCCTTTTTCATGGGTCAAATATCAGAACATCTGTTCTTTATGCGTGCGCTGTCGCACCCGCTTTCAGTAATTCAGTTACCAGTTCCCAGTCTTCCAAGAACAAAGCGGAACGCAAGGACACAATGCTGCCGACGCTAGAACGGGCGTTGAGCAAGTTCAGCGCACCAGCGCCACCGTGGGAAGTGTAGCTGAAACTCGAACCCCGGAAAGGCACGCTTTCTTCAAGTTCGCTGTCTGCCCAAAGTCCAGCTGTTTCATGCTTCCAGTCATGCGGTACAATTCCCAGCTTGTACGCAATTTCCGGCACTTCGTCCAGTTCTTCCAGCTGCAAGTCTGCCATGTGGCAGCCCTCCCAGTTTTCTTCGATTTCTTCCGCAACGGACATTACCACATCACCAGCACTGTTGCCGTACAGCTTCAACGGTCTGCCGTTCACCTCTGCAACGGTCCAGTCTGGCTTCTCTGTGTAGCCCTCAACTGCTGCGTCGTTGTTCGGCGTGTATTCCACAACGCCTTTGTGCAGACGCAAGCCCGTGACCCATTCCCAGAAATTACCGCAAAGACCAAACACGCCGTCTGCTGTTCCGTCATGGGACCATGTGAGGGGGTCGCACCCGGTCAGCGTGCGTCCGGCGCTGTCGTATCTCACGCCGCTTTCCTGCTCATTCTTCGAGTTGCTGCCGTAGTTTGTATTACCGCCGATTGTGTGCCCCAGTTCCTCTGCTTCATGCAGTAGATAGACAAACTCTGTATTTGTCATAAGGTGCCAGCCCTTGCCTTTTCTTCCGCAGGCTGCCGCCGCTTCATCATAACTGATAGTGTGTTTTGGCTGCTGGTAAGGTAAGGACGCCGGGACGCCCTTAATCATGGTGTTGGTGAACTGCGACACCAGAACCGCAGGAACAATCTTGTTTCTGATTTTGAACAGTTCCGGCACGTCCTCCGGCTCATAGGTCCCCGGCTCCATATAAAACATGGTCATGTAGTTTGGCAGTCCTGCACTGTCCATGACAATGACTGCTTTTTTCTTCACAAATTCTTTCATTTTGTGGCTTTCCTCCTTGTATCTGGTATGATTTTTATTTGAACAGCCTTGCTGCTATTCACTGCTATTGACTTTTGAAAAACCTTTGTTTCTGCTGCTGCCCGGCGCTCACGCTGACTGCTTTTCTTTCTTCTCCGGCTCTGGCTGTGTCACTGTCACGGTGACTTTCACGCCCTCCCGCTGGGATATAATCAGCGCCAGCGTTTCAAAAAAGCGCTGGGCATTGAATGTTCCTTGTACTTCCATTCCTGCGCCCTCCTTTATACGGACTGCGGCGCAATTTTCTGTGCCATGCCCTTTGCAAATCTTATGCCCTGCATGAACACCAGAAAGTCTTTCTTTTCCTGCGGTTCAAGTTCCCCCAGAAAAGCCATGACCTCTGTTGCTTCCTGCTGGTTTTCAGTTGCAATCATGGTTTCCATGTTTTTAACTTCTGTCATGGTCTGTTCCTCCTTTCATGCTGTGTGGTTTCGCAAGCGGTAAACGCTTCTGTTGTAGCGGTTACTGCTTGTTTAACTATATATTATAGCGGTTACTGCTATTTGTCAACCCTTTTTCCGTTTTTAATATTGACTTTTTTAGCGGTTACTGCTATTCTTTAAACATAAAAGAAAGGCGGTGAAGTCAAATGACTATCAATGAACGTGTGAAGCATTTTAGAAAAGATGTTTTGCACATCAGCCAGACTGAATTTGCAGTAAGTCTGGGAATGAAGCAAACTGGCGTCAGCTACATGGAACGGGACGGCTCAACCGTCACTGACCAGACAATCAAGGCAATCTGTCTTCTTTATAATGTGAATGAAGAATGGTTGCGCACTGGTTCTGGTGAAATGTATATACAGCCGGACACATTCAGCCTTGACGACTTCGTGAAGTCTAAAGGTGCCACGGGTCTTGAATTGGAAATCATAAAGACGTACTTTGAACTTGACCCAGAAATTAGAAGAACTGCCGTGGAATTTTTCAAACGCAGGCTTGTTGCTGCTGTTACTGCGGACCCTGCATTGTTAGTTCCAGACAATCCAGAAGATTTAGAAGCCCAGTGCCCGCCCGTTGACACTGGCAGTGTTTCCGGGACAGACGCCGGGTGATAACGCACCCAGCGTCCCCCGCTATTTACAAATTATAAGTTGCGTTGCTCCATTGAAATCTAAATTATAATAAATAGTGTTTATGCTGCTGTAATAGATTGCGTACACTCTGCAATCATACCAGTGTATATATTTTTTTATCATGTGTGACCACCTTTCCAGCGTGGCAAGGCTGGGCGCACTCACTATTATAATTTCTATGTTTTTGTGGATATTCGCAAGAAAGGTGGTTTTATATGGGTTTACGTTTCAGAAAAAGCGTGAAAATTGCCCCCGGCGTCCGTCTTAACATCAGCAAGAAAAGCGTTGGTATAAGTGCAGGCGTCAAGGGGTATCGTAAAAGTATAAACAGCAGCGGCAGGGTCACAACCAGCATAGGGGTTCCCGGCACTGGTGTTTCTTACGTTAAGACCGAGAATTTGAAAAGCAAAAAGAAAAAGGCAGTCAGCAGCCGTGTTTCTTCCACTGCTGCCGCCGCCAATTCCTCTGCTTCCTCTCCTGCTGCCGCTCCTGCTCCTGCTAAAGTTCAGAAAGCAGCTGCGCAGCCAAAAGAGAAGCCGCCAAAGACCACGGCAGTTTTGCAGGAAAGACCAGACGCCAGCTTTGTTGTGTTCGGCGTCGTTGCTCTGGCTGGTGCCGTGTTCCTCTTTGCTTCTTCTCATGTTATTTTTTCAGTTGTTGCCGCCCTGTTCGGTATCTTCTGTCTGTATAGCTTTATACACATAAAGCGACACCCGGAAGACCCACGATACATCACGGAAGAACAGCTGACACGCTGGGGGCAGCTGGTACACTCCGACGCAAAGACCGTTTCCCAGCTGCAAAAAGCGTCCGTTCCTGTTCTGGTGGATTTAAAGAAGCGTGCTGCGTGGCATTATGAGCAGGTTTCTTCCGTTGGCTTCGGTCCAGACGTTTCATACTACGGTCAAGCCTTGATTGACGTACAAAATCAGATTGTTGCTTTATCTGAATTTGTCATGCTGCAAGGTGATAACCCTAAACAGGATTTAGAAAACTATTCTTCTTTTGTAAGTCAGAAAATAACAGCCTTTACAGACGACATTCTGAAAGACTAATAAAACAAAATGCCCCGGTCGTGCTGGGAACACTTCCGGGGCGTGCAAAGATATGTCATACCAGATACAACAATACCGTCTGCAATTTTGATTATATCACCAGCAGGCGGGAAATGAAAGGAAATGCAGGTGATACAATAGTGAAAAAGATTGATTTAAGCCCGGAACTTGTCCGGGTTGCTTTATATATAAGGGTTTCCGGGGAAGAACAGAAAATAAAAGGTCTGTCACTGGAAGCCCAGCAAGAACGACTGGAAGCATACGCAAGGGAACGTGGCTGGGTCATTGTTGGAATTTACATTGACGCTGCCAAGACCGCCAGAAAGAACATTCATAAAAGAACCGACTTTCAACGCATGATGGACAGTGTGAAGCGTGATGAAGTGGATATTCTGCTTTTCTGCCGCCTTGACCGCTGGTTTCGTTCCGTGGCAGATTATTATAAAATCATGGAAGTTCTGGAAGCGCACAACTGCGACTGGAAAACCACTGATGAAGAATATGACACCACAACCGCAAACGGGCGTCTGTATATTAACGTGAAGCTGTCCATTGCCCAGAATGAAGCGGACATTGACGGGGAACGAATAGACGTTGTATTTGACAGTAAGATTGCCCACGGCACCGTTGTTTCCGGCTCTGCCCCCTTTGGCTTCCGTGTTAATGAGGGAAAGCGGCTGGAAGTTGTGCCAGAAGACGCAGCCATTGTGCAAGACGCTTTCAACTACTTTGAAACTTCGATTTCCCAGCGTGCTACTGTCCGCTATATCCGGGAAACCTACGGCGTGAACTGGTGTGACGCCACTTTCCGGCGTATGCTGAAAGAAAAGCTGTATACTGGGGTGTATGACCGGGGCGGCAGGTTCAATGACCATTTCTGCCCGGCAATCATCAGCAAGCAGCAGTTTGACCGTGTGCAAGCGCTTCTGGAACGCAACGCACGTTCTGTTCCGTCTGGCAAGGTATATATTTTCACTTCCATTCTGACTTGCGCTGAATGTGGGCATAAACTGGTCGGGTACAAGTCAAGTGATTATTATTATTACCGCTGCAACCAGCATTTCCAGCGTGGGCGCTGCTCTCATAATCATTCAGCCCGTGAAGACGTCGTGGAAAAGTGGCTGTTTGAACATCTGGCAGAGGAACTGGAATGCTGCCAGCTGGAATGGGAAGTTGCCGCAGCCAAAAAGAAAGCGTCCGTTGCCCGCACTGATAAAGCAGCACTGAAACGGAAGCTGACCAAGTTAAAAGAATTATATGTGAATGACTTAATAGACATTGAGGACTACAAAAGGGACTATCAAATATATACTGCTGCACTTAAACAGATACCGGAACCCAGCATTGAACCGCCGCCAGACTTCGCAGCCGTCCGCAGGCTCCTTGATAATGATTTCAAAACAATTTATGAGAATTTGACCCGTGAAGAAAAACGCACGCTTTGGCGTTCTGTCATTAAAGAAATTAGAATTGATAATGACCAGAATATCACGGGTGTTGTTTTTGGGTAG